GCCAAATAGCGGTCTACCAAAGGGAACCCATCGTTGACGAGTATGGCGTCGCAGCGGGGCTTTTTTTCGATTTAACCGTAAACGGCGTGCTCATCATCAATACGGCGCGGTGCCTGGATAGGACGCCCATCCTGCAGGACCGGCAATACCTCGGCGTGGCGGGCGAATTTATGTTTCTCGACACCCTCGCGACGCAGGGCGGCCCGCCCACGTTCAACGGGGCGCCGCCGTATTACACGGGGCTCGGCGCGCAGTTCGTGTTGCTCTATCTCGGGCAGTCCGACTTAGCGGCAATCGGGTATACCAGTGGCCCTTAATCTCAACAAACAAATGCGGGTGACGTTCACGCTGAACGGCAGCAACGCCGTGTTCCCGGGTACGACCGCGAATCAGTTGCAGCTTACGGGGCTGCGCATGTCCGCTACGATTGTCGGCGGCGGGTATCCTGCGTGGCCGTCCGCAACCATCAAAATATATGGCATGGCGCTCAAGGACATGAACGCCCTGGCGGTGCAAGTCGTGGAGTTCGGCAAGACCGGCTACCTGCCGAACAGCGTGCTGGTTGAGGCGAACGGGGGCGACGGATGGGCGGCGGCGTACGCCGGCAACATCCTGACAGCGGCGACGGATTACTCTGCGCAGCCGGATGTCCCCCTCGTGGTTACGTCCATGTGGGGCGTGTACGATTCGGTCGCCCCCGCCACGATTACCAACTTCCCCTCGAGCGCGGCAGTTGCCGACGTGCTGTCGGTCATCATCGGCAAGATGGGGCAAGCGTTCATTAATAACGGCGTGACGGGCTCGACAGGCGGCGCGGTCTACTATTCCGGCAGCCTCACAGACCAGTTGCGCGCGGTCTGCGCGGCGTACAACTTGGACCCGACCCCGAACGGCACCAATACGGGCATTACCGTGTCCCCGAAAGGGCAACCGGATTCCGATGCGCCTATCATCCTGACGCCTCAAACCGGGCTCGTGGCGAATCCCGTCCCGCAAGCTAACGGGCGACTCACTGCGCGGGCGTTGTATAACCCTGCCTATCACGTGAAATCCCCCGTGACGATTCAAGGCAGTACGTCGGTCATCGATAACAACGGTGTGCCTACGTCGCTAAATTCCACGGCTAACGGTGAGTGGTTCGTGTCGTCGGTCACGAATACGATTGAGGCGCTAACACCGAACGGCGCATGGTTTTCAGATTTGCTGCTCTCGCCGCCATCGCTCGCTGTAGCCACGGGGGCGCAATGAATGTTCCGGGGTATGGGCTCGCGTCGGCCGTCGCAGACACGACGGATTACAACACAGTCCAGCTACAAATCAATGCGGCGCTCGCGCGCGTGCAGACGCTCTCGATTGTCGAGATTCAGTCGTGCTCAAACGACGGCGGCGTCGCGCCCGTAGGCACCGTGACGGTGAAAGTTCTCGTGAATCTACTGACCGGCAACGGGCAGGCAGTACAGCACGGCGACATCTATCAGGTGCCGTACCTGCGCGTGCAGGGCGGCACGAACGCCATCATTATCGACCCCGTGGCGGGCGATATCGGGCTGTGCGGGTTCTGCTCGCGCGATATAACGAACGTCAAAAACTCAAAGGCGCAAGCGAACCCGGGCAGCGCGCGGACATTCGACTGGGCGGACGCCGTTTATATCGGCGGGATGTTGAACGGCGCACCGGCCCAGTATGTACAGTTCAACGCCACGGGAATTACCGTTATGAGCCCGTTCGCGGTCGCCATCACGGCGACGACCACGGTCACGATTACAGCCCCGGAAATCATCCTCGATGGTGACGTGAGCATAGCCGGCACGGTCACGCAGACGGGCGGCGGCGCGGGGTCGTTCTCGGGCTCGCTGGCCGTCACGGGCGATCTTACCGGCGGCACCGTGAAACAGGGCGCCGTCGAACTCGGAACACACGTACACTCGGGCGTCGCAACCGGCGGCGGCGATACAGGGCCTCCAGTATGAACACACTACTTTTAGACGTTGGGCTGTGGGATTTGACGCTTGACGCGGACGGTAACATCGCTGTCGCAGCCGAGCCTTACGCGCTCGCGCAGGACGTGGCATCTGCCTGCCGTACGGTTCTGGGCGAGGTATACTACAATGTCTCGCTTGGAGTAGACTATTTTGGGCAGTTGTTCGGCAAGACGCCGCCGGCTGCGATATTTCAAGAGCAGTTTGTTGCCGCTGCGTTGACGGTGCCTGATGTCGTTTCGGCGACGTGCATCATCGAGGCGTATTCGGCGACGACACGTGAGACAACCGGGCAGGTGCTCTTTACAGATTCGAGCCATCAGACGCAGACGGTTTCTATATGACCGACACGACCAACGTACCTACGCCGGTATTCACTCCAACGGGGCTAGTCATCCCGACCGAGGCGGCGATTCTCGCGGGCGTGCAAGAGGACTATAACGCGGCGTTCGGCGGCAATTTGAATCCGGCGCTCAACACGCCGCAAGGTCAGTTGTGCTCGAGTACCGCGGCGGCTATCGCGAATGCTGACACCGTGTTCGCGACGTTCGTCAATCAGGTAGACCCGGACACCGCCACGGGGTTTATGCAAGACGCCATCGCACGCATTTACTTCCTGACGCGCAACCCCGCAATCGCCACGACGGTCAATTGCCAGTGCGTCGGCGTGTTCGGGACACCCATCCCCGTGGGCGCGCTCGTTCAGGATACGAGCGGAAACGTCTACGCCTGTACGCAGGCGGGCAGCATCCCCATCGGCGGCTCGATTACGCTCGCATTCGCGAACGTCACGGCGGGTCCAACCCCGTGCCCCGCGAATACGGTCACGCAGATTTACCAGGCTATCCCCGGGTGGGAATCGGTCAACAATTCAGGGGCGGGCGTCACAGGCGCCGCCGTCGAGTCGCCGCAAGCATTCGAGTACCGCCGCAAGCAGTCGGTAGGCTTGAACAGTCAAGGCTCGCTACCGGCGATTTACGCCGCGTGTTTCGACGTGCCGGGCGTTATCGACGTTTTCGTGACGCAAAACAATACGGGGTCGGTTGTCACCGGCACCATTGCCGGCAACCCGAATGCGACATCGTTTCCCGTCGCGCCGAACTCGGTTTATATCGCCGTTGTGGGCGGCGCGGCGCAAGCGGTCGCGAACGCCATATGGGCGGCAACCAACGTAGGGTGCGCCTATCAGCCGTCTTTCGTCGGCACGGGCTCGCAGGCGGCGGGCGTCGTCACAATCAGTGCGACCACGAGCGGCTACATTCTGCCTGGTATGACGCTAACCGGCGCTGTCGATACGGGCACAGCCACGGTGACATCTTACGGCACCTACACGCCCGCGACGGGCACCGGCACCCTGAACGTATCAACCTCGGGGACTGTGGCGTCCGGCGCCATTGCCGGCGCGCAGCAAGGCACGGCGGGCGCGACGCTCGTCAGCGAAACCGTGCAGGACACGAGCGGCTACAGCAATCCGATACCCTCGTATGAAGTCACGTACATCAATCCGGCGGACACGCCGATTTATTTCGCGGTAACGCTGCAGTCGAATATATTGCTACCGTCGAACATAGTGCCGCTAGTGCAACAAGCCATCATTGCGCAGTTCAACGGCACGAACGGGAATCTACGCGCGCGGTGCGGGGCGCTCATTCTCGCCTCGCAGTTCTATGGCGTGGTGTCGGCGATCGGCGCAGAGGTCGAGATATTGTCGATTTTCATCGGCTTCACCAGCACGCCCGCGTCGAACAGTTTGCAAATGGGCATTGATCAGGAGCCGACCATTTCGGCGGGCAACATTTCCGTTACGGTATGACATTCAAGGAATTAAATTTATGAGCGCTTATGGTAATCCCGGCTCGTGGGTGTCGGCGGGCACGCCGTTTTTTCCGCAAGGCGGAACGGTCGATATCGACAGCAACGGTTCGTCGCAGTCGGTCGAACTCGCAGTGATGGCGAACGAGCAAGTACAGGTATACAACGGCGGCACAACCGTTGCTTTTGTCGCGTTCGGTAACTCTGTGTCCGTTACAGCGGCTACACCGAACGGCTCGACGCCAGGCAGCTACCCGGTCGCACCGGGCGCCGTGATTGTCTGCACCGTGCCGCTCGGCACGACCTACGCGGCCAGCATTGGCGGCACGGGTGATGTCTACTTCACTCCTGGTTTGGGGAACTAACGTGCTTAAATCAGCAGGTGGCGGCGGGGGCGGGGCGCCAGTTACGCCAGGCGGCGCGAGCGGGACGGTCCAATACAACAACGCGGGCTCGTTCGGCGGCACTCTGTCCACGTGGGACGGGACTAATCTAACGTTGCTCGCCGCAACGGAAGTTTCAACCACGGGTGGCAGCATCACAATGCAAGCCGGAGGCAACGATACGGGCGGGCAAGGTGGTAGCGTCACTATCGGGTCCGGCATCGGGGACATTTCGAACGGGTACGTGCTGATTAGTTCGGCCGGCGGGGACACGCCGAATCCCGGCGAGATTTTTCTGTTAGCTGCCGCAAATCTCACGCTGTTCACGAACGCGGCTCTTATCGCCTCGATTGGCGGCCAGACCGGCGTGACC